ATTTAATGAACATGTAAGTGGAGAATAAAATGACAACAGTTAAAGAGTTTAAGTATTTGGGCGGGGTTTACGTTGCTAATGACGTGATGATGGGGTTAGCGCTGTCGGATGATGGTGCGGAATACTTAAACGCCAGCAAAGGATGGGATGACGACGAAACTACATCATTTTTCGCATGGCGCCTTAACACAGGAGTAATGCCTAAGTTCACGGGTAAGGCCGAGGTAACTTGGCAGAACGATGAAGTTGAGGTGATTAATACAAGCGATTACCATTGGGCTATGGATGATTCTGTTTACATCGTAAAGTGGCGCCCACTACTAGACCAGTCAAAGAAATCTGCATACGATGTAGATGCGCATGTAAGCGGTGATAAAGCTAAAGGCGGTGTTATTCCTAATAATATTTTAGGGCAGATGTGCGAGGTAGATAAGCGCGAAGCTATTGCACCTAATAAGCCAGTATTCAAGCAAGCAATGGCTGATAAAGGTGAGTTACCGCCAGTTGGTAGTGAGTGCAAGTTTTTATGGTCAAACCTAACAGAGTGTTCTGGCTCGAATCAAGATAGAACTTTAAAGGTAATCGCCTATAATGCAGAAAAGACCGAAGTGTGGGGAAAAATGAATGGAGAAAGTGAAAGCGGAATATACATCATTAACACTGATATAAAACTAATTCCGCTAGACACTCGCACACCAAAGCAAAAGGCGGTTGATGAAATGCTTAGCGACTCTAGGTGTAGCGGAAGTGTCATAGAGGTGTCGCTTGAAAGGCTTTATGATAAAGGTTATCGCAAGTGCTAGACGTGCCACCAACATACTGCGAACTTAAACAAGTCGCAGCAGTTGAGATAATGACAGCAGTTAACCTCGCTGATTTGAGCAAAATCAAATCAGCGAATACAGATAAGAAAATACTTAGACTAGCGCTATCCAATTACGTTAATGAGCAATTGAGCGTTAGTGAATTTTCAATAATGGTTTATGAGATATGTGAAGATGAGTAATGCAAAAAGATTGACACCATCTTACGATAATAATATGTGCGATGACGCGAATGGCGATTATATTTCATATTCTGAGTGCGTAAAACTAACCGAACAAAACAAGATGCTGCGAGAGGCTTTGGAGGCTTTAATTCAAGGCTATGATTGCGAGGAAGTCGCTCTCAACTTCGGCATTGACCAAGAAACAGCTTACAAGGCTGTGTCTGCGCTAATTGATACAGAGGATACCAAGTGCTAACTAAATCAAAAAGCAGTTGTAAAACAGGATGGTGGCTAGAGCTAGATGGTCGAGCGATGGCGTTGTTTGTGCGAGAAAGTGATGTTGACTATATTTTAGGATTACAGGATAAGGCGAACAAAGATGAGAGCATATGAGCTAGACGATTTAACTAATGACTTTAGGATTAAAACAGGTCATGGAATGTGTCACCCAGAAACTTGCAGCTGTTGGAATTTCAGAGTTTATGATCTTGATGGTAATAATGTTTTAAATTCTGATTCATCAAAAGAAGTTATGGAATTTTGCGTAATAAAAAGAGGGTAAAATGGCTGAATTAAAACGAGCAGTAGATTGGCATAAGCAAGCTGTACCAAGCCCGACTGATAAAAACAAGTGTATTGCGTTGGGCGTTCACTTTGAAGAAATATCGGAAATGTTTGAGGCGTTAGGTCTGCCACAGCATGAAAGGCAGATGCACCTATTAGCTAATGCATTCAAGTCGTGTGATGTAGTGGCTATGGAGGTATCACTAAGTGCGGATAAGATTAAGCTACTAGATGCGATACTAGACCAAAACGTTACATCATGCGGCATATCTAACGCATTCGGATTTAATCACATTGATGGGTTAGCAGAGGTTAACGATTCAAACTACAGCAAGTTTGAAGATAATAAGCCGGTATTTAATAAGCAAGGCAAGATAAGCAAAGGTAAACACTACAAACCGCCACAGTTAGATAAGTTTATTTAAGGGGGTGTCGATGAATACTCTAAGATGGAAAACTGAGCAGTCTCACAATGACAACAACGTTACAATGCTTTACTACTTAGAAAACATAAATGAAACTCTTGATATAACATATGTAGATGGCACCTATGCCGAAGGGGTTAATGAAGAAGGCGTAAGATACGAAATACACGTAAGTGGCGATGGAGATAGCTTTAATCACAAAATCGAGTTTGTAGAGATATAACGCAAAGCCTCTTAATTGAGGCTTTTGTCTTTATGCCACTTCACTGATACAATTAACCAAAGCTGCGCTGGGCGCGGTGATAAACGTCGGAGGCGTGCTTTGGCAAAACTAACAGACAAGCAAGATGCGTTTTGTCGAGAATACATTGTTGATTTGAACGCTACACAAGCAGCCATTAGGGCTGGATATAGTGAAAAGACAGCTAACAGAATTGCAAGCCAACTATTGTCTAAACTTGACATTCAGGTAAGAATCGCTGAATTAATGGACGCTAGGAATAAAAGAGTTGATATAAACGCTGATTGGGTCCTGATAAGCGCTAAGCGTGTATTCGATAGATGCATGCAAGATGAAGCCGTAACAGATAGGAATGGCGATCATGTTATGTGCAAAACAGAAGCCGGTGATTTAGCTGCTGCATATCAATTTAACGCCAATGGAGCTAACAAGGCTTTAGAGACAATCGGTAAGCATGTTAATGTCAATGCATTTGCTGACAGCAAGGTTAAGCTTATTCTTTCGGATGACTTTGACGAAGTGTTAGGCGCAGATGACGAGAGTTGATGAAGTAGCTAAGGCTAAGCCTTTGATTGCTAAGTTCGTCAATAAGACGCTAACCAAGTCAGAGTTTAAATCTGGCTTGCGCCTAAAGTGGTTCCGTATCTGTACCATGTATTACATCAAGGACAAGGACGGCAAAAAGGTTTTGTTTGGGCCAAATTCATCGCAAGAAAGCTATTATGTTGCATCTCATCAAAGCGACATCATACTCAAGGCGCGTCAGCTTGGGTTTACGACTTTTAAGATGGTACACGATCTAGATTCGTGCTTATTCCGCAAAAACTTTTCGGCAGGTTGTATTGCTCACAGCGACAAGGACTCAAAGGACATTTACCGAAACAAGATACGGTTTGCTTATGAGGCCATAACACCAAAGGTTAAGAGGCTACTTGAGTTGATTGGATACGGACTGCCAACGCCAAGGAATGACAAAGATAACGGCTACGTGTTTACTAACGGATCGAGTATCGGCGTATCAACTGGCTATCGTGGCGGCACGCTTCAAAGTTTGCACGTATCAGAGTTCGGCAAAATATGCAAAAAGTATCCAGAGAAAGCGCAGGAGATTGTTACGGGTGCGTTTAACTCAGTAGGCAAGAATGGCACCATAACAATTGAAAGTACCGCAGAAGGTAAGCAGGGTTATTATTACGACTATTGCACCATTGCCAAGAAGCTAAAAGACCAGGGTAGAGAGCCGTCAGGAATGGAGTTTAAATTCCACTTCTTCCCTTGGTGGAAAGATCCAGAATACTCGCTAGAAGATGGCGAGGTATCTAATAGGTTAATCGAATACTTTACCGACCTAGAATCAAAGCATGATATTCATTTAACCGACGGGCAAAAGCGATGGTATGCGGCAAAGGAGGCTACTCAAGGCGATGATATGAAGCGCGAGTATCCATCTACTCCTGAGGAATCATTCGCACAAGCTATTGACGGCGCTTACTATGCTAAACAGTTTGCTAAGATATACGAAGAGAAGCGCATAGGCGAGATGCCAGATAATGACGCACCAGTTAACACTGCTTGGGATATTGGTGTCGGCGATTCATCATCAATTTGGTTTTGGCAGAATATCGGCGGCAAGATACACGTTATTGACTACTACGAAAACAGTGGCGAAGGTATGCGCCATTACTTCAAGGTATTGAAAGATAAAGCTGCCGCTAACGGTTGGTGCTATGGCGAGCATTATGCTCCACATGATATGAATCACCGCGAGTTCGGTAGCGGTGCCAAGAGTCGCACGCAGATAGCTAGTGAAGGATTCGAGATTGACGGCAAAATATACTCAGTCAATTTTAACGTACTCAAGATAATGCGAGTCGACGAAGGTATCGAATTAGCGCGTGAGTTATTGCCTAGGTGTTATTTTGATGAGAAAAATACTGCAGAGGGTGTAAAATGCTTAGAGTCTTATCGTAAAGAATGGAATATTAATCTAGGTTGCTGGAAGGATAATCCCCTGCATGATTGGTCATCTCACGGTGCTGATGCATTCAGATACTTATCAATGGCAGTCACTAAGAATCAACCAATCGCACATATTAACGTTAAAATGTGGTAACACTAACAGGACAAATTAAATGACAACAAGTAACTTAGGTGTAAGAACGCCACACCGTGATTATGCGCGAATGGCTCCGAAGTGGAAGAAGATCCGCGATGTATTATCAGCAGAGGTGAAATCGTACCTTCGCAATGTTGGGGCTAGTGAGTCTGATGCTGTATATGCAGCAAAACGACAGGCTGATTATCAAGATGGCGCGGTGTTTTATAATTTCGTTGACCGGACATTAAAAGGCATGGTTGGGGCTGTTACCCGCAAGCCTGCCGAAATCGCGCTCGATGCTAAGTTAGAATATCTGATGAAGAACGCTAATGGCGCAGGTATTGGTTTGGAGCAGCAAAGTCAGGACGCTATTAAAGAGGTTGATTCTCTTGGTCGCGCAGGGTTATTAACTGACTCACCAGAAACCGCAGCAGCCAATCGCGCTCAGCAGAATGCAGGGCTATTAAATCCGCGCATCCTACTGTATACAGCGGAGAATATTATTAACCATCGTCAGACTCGCATAGGCAGCACGGAGGTGTTAACTCAAGTTGTATTGCGTGAATCATACGAGTACCAGAATGCCGCTAATGAGTTCGATTATCTTATTGGTGAGCAGTATCGAGTGTTGGAAATCGTTGACGGTAAATATCAGCAGCGATTATTTAAGTTTGATTATACCGGGTCACAGGTTGGCGACTTTGAACTAATCGAGCCTAAGATTGGTGGCAAGTCCATCAGCTATATTCCGTTTTCGTTTATCGGTTCAGATAATAACGATGACACCATCGACGAACCACCACTATTCACGCTGACCGAGATTAACTTAGGCCACTTTCGCAATAGTGCCGATGTTGAAGAAAGCGCGTTTATCTGCTCACAGCCTACACTGATGCTGTACCCTGGCGAAAACATGAACAATAACCAGTTTAATGAGGCTAATAAGAATGGCATCACATTAGGCTCGCGTAAAGGCCATAACTTAGGTGCTGGCGGTGGGTCTGAGTTACTACAGGCATCGCCTAGCAATCTGTCTAAAGAATTAATGGCAATGAAAGAGGACCAAGCTGTTAAGGCTGGTGCTCAGCTAATCACGCCATCAGTACAAATGACAGCCGAAGCTGCACGACTACAGCGCGGCGCTGACACTTCGATAATGGCTACAATTGCGATTAACGTATCGATGGCATATAAGCAAAACATTATCTGGTGTGGTGAGATGCTAGGCATCAAGGCAGAAAACACTGTATTCGAGTTGAATATGGAGTTCTTCATGGCTCAGATGACAGCTCAAGACCGTACAGCGTGGATGGTTGATATCAATGCTGGCTTGCTACCTGCTCGTTCATACTATGCAGCATTGAGAGCAGCAGGCGTAACCAACTGGACTGATGAAGATATTGAGTTAGAGATTATCAGGCAGCCACCCGCACCTGCGCCGAAACTTGACGCTAATGTGAATGGCGAGATACCGCCAGCACCAGATAGCAACGTGTAAGTAACGCTTACAACTTGAAACCCCTTAATTGGGGTTTTTTATTACCTACTGCAAATAAATATTGCACAAACTTAATATTGTGCTATTGTTGATTCAGGTTAATAAAGAGGACGGACAGATGATTAATTTAACGAATAAGCCAGAAGGTGCGACGCATTACGCTGGCGGGTATAAAGATGGTCCTTGCTTAGTTTTTTACATGCAAAAGGATTTTATATGGATGTATAGATATTTAGAAAGCGAGCAGTGGACGGTATGCCATATAGGGCCAGGGCTTGAGCCGATAGAAATACCTGATTGGTCCATCTACAACAACACCATGCCACTATCAGGGCTATCAGATGAGCAGCTTGGGCAGTTACTTAGGCATAATATAAATGATGGCAATATTGAGTATAAATCTGTAGATGGCTGGATTCATCCTCCTGTATGGGTTAGTTCTGGCGTATACAGAGCCAAGCAAAAGTCTGAGCGTGAATTGTTTGAGGAGGCATTAATAAACGCTATTGGTGATAACGCGCTTAGTATAGCGGATGATTTATTTGACGCTGGATTTAAAGCGCCAAAGGTTGGTGAGTGATGAGCAACGACCTATGGCGTACACCAAATGAAGTAATCGATTACATTCAATCACGCTTTGGCACTATTGAACTTGATTTATGCGCAAGCGATAAAGGCCATGTATGTGATGAATACCTGAGTACTGAT